AAATATTTTTGGTGATAGATTAAGGCAGGAGCGAACACGCTTGGGTCTTACACAAGAAGCGTTCGCGGCAATTGGTGGCGTGAAGAAACTCGCACAGATTAACTATGAGCAAGGAAAGACCTTGCCCGATGCCGGCTACATGGTCGCGCTGGCAGCTATTGGAGTCGACTTGTCTTATGTGATGCTTGGTGTACCGGCCAGTAACGCTTTGACTGACGATGAGAACGAGCTGTTAGCGGGGTATCGACGACTAGATTTGCGAGGGAAGGCTCGCGTGCTTGGCGTTGTGGAAGGTATTGGAGAGCCGGTAGTCACGTCGCCTTCAAGAACAGTTGAACGCAACACACAAATGGTTTTCCATGGCAAAGTAGGTCAGCAAATTCATGGAGATATCACGGCTCCCCAAACGATCAACGTTGGTCGCAAAAAAAAATCACCTACGTAAAGCGCGGCGGAAAGATAAGCTATCGTTACTTTGGTCAACGCTTAGATGGAAAGTCGCAGCGTTAACTCCTTTGCTCTTGCGTGCTGTTGGCCTAACTATAGGTGTGAAACGATGACTTTCATAGCTACAGAAATTGTCAAAAATTCATGCTATTACGATGGCAAGGCTTACACTGTCGGTGCTGTCATCGAAACGGTGCGAGGTGCTAAATGCAAATGTGCCTCTGCAACTTCCAATGGCTTACCGATGTGGGTGAGCGATGTTTGGAGCTAGCTATATTGTCTCCGATGTCGATATCCGACATCGGCCAGAGGCAGCCTGTAGGCACTGGTGAGGATCGCATCGAGATGCATTAGAAGTCGAGGGACTACTCCGGCTTACGCTTACTCGCGGATGCTTTCTGCCTGCCATCGACATATACGATCTCCGACGCTCGGCCATTCTCTTCGATGAATGCTGCTCGGCTGCGTGTGATGTCGTCGAGCTTTCGGCCCATTCCGCCAATGTCAACCACCAAGAAAATTGCTCGCTCCGTGTCTTCCGCCCTTTTGTAAATCTCAAGCTGAGTCTCGTAGCCATGTACAACGGTTCCTGTGGACAACTTAATCTCGACCAGCACGCGTGACGCCGATCCGCGAGACAGTTTGAAGTCTACTGGTCCATTTCCGGCGTCGGCTTCCGGGGTCAGGTCAATATCGTTTGCTTTGCAATAGCTGTACGCGACTGCATAGAACAATCGTTGACTTGCTTTCTCTTTGCGTGGTGTATCGTCGTCGGCCCAAAGCTCTTTCCATAGGCCCTTGTTTTCAACAAGGTCGCGGAATTGCAACACGATTTCGTGCACGATTTTTTGGACAGTTACGAGGTTTAGTTCTTGCTTCTTGAAGTGAGACAGATCAAATGGAAACTGGTTGGGAATCGACTCCAATAGCTTGGTCCAGAACGATTCACCGTTTCGGTCTGCCTTGAAGTCGTAAGGTTCCGGCTCCATTTCCCTGAGCATTTCGAGCAGCGTCTTGAAGGCTTCTTCGTTCTTCAACGCTGCCTTTTTCATCTCGGCCTTCCGCTTCTTGCTCATAGTGGCCCAGATTTCGCCGATGTTCGCATTGAGGCGGTCCCGAAGTTCCTCGTTTTGGTTCACTGCGTGTGCGATTTCACTCCAATCTTTCGCTAGAGGAAGATCGCGGACAATGTCCCTTGGCACAAGTAAAAGTGGGTCTCCAGAATAAGGGTTGCAAATCATCGCGGTCTCTATGCCGTTGATCTTGTAAAGTTTGGTCGGTATTTTAAGTGTGTCGTTCACTCGATTGGAGAACGCCATCAAGCTCTTAAAAATAATTTTGGTTGTCGCATCGCTTATACGATCAGGACCAATCCCTTCCTCAAATAGCGCCATTACCATGAACAAATCGGCGTCCTGCACGCCTAGACCGATGATCTGGGATGCTGTATCCATGCTAACGGCTGTTAATTCCGGCCCAAACCCCGATCCGCGCACAGAGTTACCCCCGTATCCTAGGCAAGTCCAGCTCAGTTCGGAAAAGTCGAAAAGCTTCTCTGCAGAACGCCAAGCAACGTCGCCTTTTACTTTGGATCCAGTTAGTAATTTGATAATTGTCTCAAAACGAATCCTGAACTCTTCTGCCGCGCCAGTGTGCATCTCAGGATGCTTGCTATATACCAGCAACATCGGATCTATGAATAAAAGAGTATCTGTCGCAAGCTGAACGTTTACTACGTCGAACTCTTTCAAAAGTTCGTCGGAAATATGAAATTCACTTGATATCGACGCTGGATTTGTAATTTTTCCCATACTCAACTTTCCAAAGTAATCATTCGTGCGAATTAAGCGACATTGATTGTTTAAAAAAATTAATTTGAGAGCATCATACGTCGCAAAAGAAAAATATGTGTATGTTTATATGAATAGCGATGAGCAATAGATAAATAGAAGGTAAGTGTTGCATTTTTGAAAAAAAGAGATTGTCTAAGGAGCAGAAATCATGCAAACTCATTTCTTGCAGGAACATAAAATTGCCGAAATGTCATTCTAGAAAGGAATATCATGAGTACTTCGTTGAAACCTAAGGTCTTCATCGGGTCGTCACGCGAAGGTGTAAATATTGCGGACGCGATCCACTCCAACCTCACTTACGAAGCCGAGTGTACCGTGTGGAAGGACGGAGTATTTCAACTTTCGGAAAATACTCTAGGCAGTCTCGTACGCGTACTCCGAGAATCCGATTTTGGCGTGTTCGTCTTTTCCCCAGACGATGTCGCTTTGATGAGGGGTACAGAGAACTCGGTAGTACGGGATAATGTTCTCTTCGAGTTAGGACTTTTCATCGGGCGTCTTGGGCCGGAAAGGTGTTTTTTCCTTATTCCCGATAACGCAACGGATTTACGTTTGCCAAGTGACTTGGCGGGCGTAACGCCGGGAAGATATGAGGGTTCCCGCAGCGATGGAAATTGGATGGCCGCGCTCAACCCGGCCTGCATGCAAATAAAGATGATGATTGGCCGCCTGAAAACATTCCAGGATGCTGCACCGTTAGCTTCGACGGCTGCGGTACCTATCTCACCCGCAATAAGTATCCCTTCAGTTGCTGTAAGCGGAACTGCTGAAAAAATTTACTTAGAACAATATAAAAACAGCTTCCTAATAAAGGGGGCGACTAAATCGCATTCGGCGTCGTTGAAGCTGTGGGCAAGCTGGAACTCGACACTTGATGCATGGGTGCTTCCTAAGAGCAAGAAGACAAAGTTCGAGATTGAATTCAAAAATCTTCTTTGAACATAAAATCATCGAAAAGCGAAAATACAAGCGAGGCGCTCATAGTAGAGTTAGCGAAGAACCGCACGGCCGCCCTTGCCAGCGATGCGTGGATGCGCCCGATTCTCCAACAACATCGTATGCCTGCGTGATGGCAATCTGAGTTTTCCTCCTGTTACTCTTATTCACAGTCACGGGCGAAAACTGGTTCGAAGCCGCAGTTCTTCAGGGCTCTTCTCTGTTTTCGCGGATGATTTCCCGCACTTCTTCGATATGCTTCCAAGCATGCAGTGCCGCTCGCTTGGCGGCCTGTTTGCTCTTGTAAAGATGTTCCAGAGTCTTGAGCGTGCCCGTGCCCCCGGCCTGCTCCTGCCCCGATTTTTTCTTCTTCGCCGCCACATCCTTCCACTTGGCCACCACGCCCGTGATGCCTTCGTCCGGGTCTTTCTCGTCTTCGCGCTCGGCCTCGACCGCTTCCGCCTTCGTTTCAAACTCCACCCGCGTGGTAAAGCCGCTGCCGCCCAGGCTGTGCGTTACCTTGACCGATAGCCATTCGGTGGCGTCGATCTCGGGCTTGAAGCCTGTCACCGTCACGGGCGATTGCGGGAACACGGCCGGGTTGCCCAGGGCTAGGTTCATTTCGAAGGTGGCCAGGCCGCGCAGGATGCGCTGCCATTCGGCCACGGCCGCCGCGCGCGCATCCGTTTCGTTGGCGAAGGTGGTGCGCAGCCGCTTGCTGTTGCCGGGCACGCCGGCCACCACGCTGCGGCGGCGCGCGTAGCGCTCGTCGTGCCAGAACGCGCGCACACCTGTGTAGGCGTCGCTTTCTGCGCTGTGGTAGCGGTGGCCGTCGCCCAGGGCGCGCGTGATGGGGATGACGGGCAGCGCCTTGCCGCTGGCCGTGCGGCTCTGATTGATGGGGATGAAGAGCAAGGTGTCGTTCTTGACGGTGGCCACCGCGTCGTATTTCCTGCCCAGCCGGCGTAGGAAGGCCGCGTCGCTTTCGTGGGTTTGGTCGATGTGTTCGATGGCGGTATCGCGCAGGCGCGCCGACACGCCCGACGCCAGCTCGTTGCGGAAGGCGATGGCCTCGATGATGGCGCCCAGGGTGGTCTTGTGAAAGCTGTGTTCCTGCTGCTGCTTAAACGTGTCGATCAGGTTGGCCGACCGCGCGCGCAGGGTGATGGTGTCGGGCGCGCCGCTGTGCTCGACTTCGTCCACGGTGAACTTGCCCATGTCTACCAGGCCAGTGGCTTGCCAGCCCAGCGCCAGGGCGATCTGCGCGCCGCGCGGGGGCAGGGCCAGCTTGCCGTCGCTGTCGTCCAGGGAAATGTCGAGCTGGTCGCTCTCGTCGCCACGGCACAGGGTCAAGGTCAGATTGATCAGCCGCGGCGAGACGATGGCCGTCAAATCCTTGTCCTCGATGCTGACCTTGAAGGCGGGGATGTGCTCGCTCATTTGAACTTGTCCGCCGCGCTGCCGATGGCGCCACTGATGCTGCCGCCGATCTTGTCTTTCATTTCGCTGACGACGCCGCCGTATTTCGACGTAATGCCGCCGACCACATTACCCACCACGCTGCTCACGGCATTCTTGGCCGCGCCGGCAATGCTGCTGGTCATGCCGTCGATGCTGAGCATGTTTTTCAGGTCGCCGATGTCGCCCAGGCCGACCATGGCCAGCACGCCGTCGTCGTCGCGCTTGAGCGCAATCGAGAATTCGACGCGGCGCGCGCCGCCGCTGCCGTCCAGGATACTGCGCCCCTCGGTCATGCTGATGATGCGGTACGAGCCGAGAATGCGGCCCGTGCCCTGGATCAGAATCCACGATTTGCCCGTGTCGGCCATCATGCGCAGCGCATCGAGCGAGTACAGGGAGCCGGTCAGTTCCGGCGCCACCCAGCCCGACAGGGTAATCGTGTCGTCACCTGGCCCCACGTACTGGTGCGCGTCGCGCAGGCCCACGCGCGCCGTGCTGGCGTGCTTCCATTCCGTTTGCCGCTGCAGCTCGTGATAGGCCAGGGTGGGCAGGCTGAACACGAACATTCCTAAAATCATCATCATGGTGCTGTTCTTTCTAATCGTGGTCGCGCAGAGACGAGCGGATGCGTGCCGCCTTTTCGCGGTCGCGCTGTTCCATGGCCGCATACACGGCGCGGGCGATGGCCTGCGGATCGGAACCGGCTTGCGCCTGGATCGTGATTTCGATCTTGTCGCCTTGGATCGTCATTCCGGCGCCGAAGCCGCCCTGGGACAGCGGCGCCCGCGTGTCAAAGGCGCTGGCCGGCAGGGCGGTGGCCGTGCCGATGGCGATCCCGGCGCCCAATTGTGTCAGGCGCTGTGCCAGGCCCGATACCTTGGCAATCGGCGCGCCCTCGCTGCGGTCAAGGCCCACGGCCAGGCCTTGCATGGTGTAGTCGCCCAGCTGTGCAAACACGCGGCTCGGGCTGTGGATGCCCAGCTTTTCCTTGAACCAGGCAATGGTGCTGCAACCGGCATTGCTGATGGCATCCTTGACGGCCCCCATGGAACCGGTGATGCCGTTGACCAGCCCGCGAATGATGTTGCCGCCGAACTCGGTGAACTGGGCCGGCAGCTTGATGCCGAACCAGCTCAACACGCCCGCGAACGCCTGGTAGAACACGCCGACGGGCGACCAGTTGATAATCAGGGCCGTGATGTTGCTCATGCCGCCCGCGCAAACGGTGCGCAGGCGGGACCACACATCGGCAAAGAAGGCGGCGATAGGTTGCCAGGATGCGGTGATGCGCTGCAGGATGCTGGCGCCGAAGTCGGTGAACTTGGCCGGCAGCGCGATGCCGAACCAGCCCAGCAGGCCCGCGAAGGCGCGATAGAACAGGCCCAGCGGTGACCAGTTGGCGACCAAGGCGCTGACGCCTCCAATACCGCCAGCAAAGGCAGTCTTGACGTGCGACCAGATCCCCGTGAAGAAACCCTTGATCGGCTCCCAATATTTATAGATCAGGTAGGCTGCACCGGCAATGACCGTGATGGCCAGGCCAATCGGATTGAGCATGAAGGCGCGCCCCAGCCACAGCACGGCGCGGCCGGCCCACATGAAGGCGCCACCCAGGCCACGCAAGATGGGCGTGAGCACGCCGCCCTTCACGCCCATCTTGGCGAACATGACGTGCAGCATGGCATATGGCCCGACCAGTGCGGCAATGCCCAGCATCAGCGGGCCGAGCACCAGCAGCAGGCCAGCCAGCACGGCAAAGCCGGCGATCATGACCTTGGCCACGGTGGGGTTGCGTTCCATGAAGCCATTCAGGCGTGTAATGGCGCTGATGGCCATTTCCAGCCCCTGCGCGTACAGCGGCAGGATTTTCTCGCCCATGGTGAGTTTCAGGTCGGCCAGCCTGGCCGTCGCTTCCAGCTCGGCACCGCCGGCCTGCTGCTTGCCCAGGTCATAAATCTGCTCGATGTCATACGCGCCTGCGTTCAGCTTGGCATTCTTGTGCATCTGGATGCGCTGCCGGAACATGTCCAGAAACTGATTGCCAGCCGTGCGGTTTGAAAACAGGCTGCCGATGGTGTCCTCAATTTCTTTAGGATCCGTGATGCCCTTCTTTTCCAGTTGTGGCAACAGCACCTGCTCCAGCCACTCAAATTGGCTGCGTCGGAAAATGTCACTGCCCAGCAGGGCGCCAGGGCCAAGGGTGGCACTTTGCGCAACTTTGTCGTGCTTGACCTGACGACGATCTTTAATCAGCCCCAGTCTTTCCATGTTGCTGACGGCGCGCTTGGTGGTGCGCCCTTGGTACAGGTTCGAATAGCCGGACATCAGGGCCGTGCCGGCGCGGTGGCCGCCCACTTCCTGCACCAGCGGTTCCATCTGATAATAGAACTGCTTGTCGTCCATGATCTTGGCGGCGATGCCGCCCGTCTTGATGAAGTTCAGCCATTCCGTCGGCCCCACGCGCCCGCCCGTGGCCGTGATGACCTTTTGCATCATGTTTGCCTGGTCGTGAAATTTCTCCGAACTGGCCGTGCCGCCGCGCTGCTCGATGACTTTGAGCAAGTCCATGAAGATGCGTTCGTTCTCTTCGCCCGACTCGGCGCCAAAGAACGCCTTGTTGGCAAACTTCATCTTGGCCAGGGTGGGCGCGACCATTTCCGCGTGGTGCAGATCGCCAAAGATCGACATCGCGTCGCGCACCAGTTCCAGGTTTTCATTCTGGCTGGTGCCGTAGGTTTTCATGTTCTGGGCGAACTGGATCGCCTGCTGGCTGGTTTTCGGCCCCAGGCCCAGGGCATTCACGCGCGCCTTCTCAAGCTGGTAGTGCTTCGCCTCGTGCAGCCCCTTGGCCACCGGCATGGCCATGACCGCGCCGGCCGCTGTCGCGCCTGCACCGGCCATGGCAATGCTGCCCGCCTTGTTGCGCAGCTTGTCGGCGTGCTGGGTGGCGTTGGTGACGCGCTGCTGCTTGGCGGCCGCGTTGGCCAGCTGCTGCTGCTGCAGCGTCATGGTTTTGTTGGTGGCCTCGATCTCGCGGCGCAAGGTGCGCTCGTGGTTGGCCAGGTCTTTGGTGCCGATGCCGGCGCCCGCCAGCCGCTCGCGCATGACCTGCAGTTGCTGCGCCTGCTGCTGGCCGGCCGTTTTGAGGGCGCCGGCCGCTTTGACGGCGGCGTTCAACTCGCGCGTCATGGCGCGCGTGGGCGCCTCCGCCTGTTTCATCTTGGCGGCCAGGCTGGCCACCTTCTGCTGGGCCGCTTCCAGCTTGGTGCGGGTGGCGTCCAGGCCGCCGTGCAGCTCGCGGAATTTGCTGATGTTCTTTTGCTGGGCGTTCAGCTCGTGCAAGCGGTCGCTGGTCGCCTTCAACGCCTTGGCCGTCTCGCTGGAGCCGCCCATGATTTTTTTCAGCGGGCCGGTGATTTTGTCCAGTGCCGCAAATACCACCTGTAATTTCAGATCCCGACCAGCCATCTATTCCGCTCCGCTTCGTTGCCGGGCGCGTTCGCGCCAGGCCATCAGTTCATCAATCGTAAAACCGTCCATCGCTGCCGGTGTCCAGTGAAAGACGCCGGCAATGTCGGCCATGGCGTCTTCTACTTCGCCGGGGATACCGAAAGGCGATCGGCTTTGCTCGCCAAAAAACCGGCAACCTCGGCGCCCACGGCCAGCAGGTCAGCCGGGTCCATGTTGGCGACGTCGTGCGCGGTCAGGGTCGGTTCGGTGATGCGCGGCAGCACGATCTGCAGGGCCGATACGTTCAGGTTGGCCAGCTCGATGAGGGAAATGCCGCGCAGGGCGCCCGCCTTGGGCTTGCGCACGGTCAGCGAGGTGATGAAGCTGTCGCCGCGCTTGATCGGCTCGTCCAGTTCGATGACGGCTTGGTTTTGGGTATCGTTGTGCATGGTGTAGTCCTTGTAGGGTGGTGGTGAATAAATAGGGGATTACAGGCCGATGGCCTTGCGGATGGCCGCATTGGTGTCGCCGCCGCCGAAGTTCTCGGTGCCGCTCATGAAGTCCAGTTCGATGACGGTGGCGCCGTCGATCAGCAGCTTGTAATAGCTGCACGCCATCGTGTATTTGTGGGTGGTGTCGTCGCCCATCTTGGCCGCGCCCATATCGATTTCCTTGTAACGGCCGCGCACGACCACTTCCACGGCGGCGACGGTGCCGTCATCGTCTTCCTGGTAGGCGCCGGCAAAGCGCAGCTGCACGGCGCCGTGCGTGTGGGCGCCGTACTGTTTCAGAGCTTCGGCGATCAGGCCGCCGCCGCTCCATTCCAGCGACAGCGCCTCGTTGCCGAAGTCCACGGACACGGGGCCGCTCATGCCGCCGGCGCGGTACTCTTCCATCTTGCGGCTCAGCTTCGGC